TCATTCTTCAGTTCAGTTTATCCTACTATTACCTCAGGTAAGAGCACTAAAGTTATCATAGTCTCTACGCCTCATGGTATGAACCACTTCTATAGGTTGTGGCATGATGCTGAGAAAGGTAAGAATGAATATATTCCCACTGATGTTCATTGGAGTGAAGTTCCTGGTAGGGATGAGAAATGGAAAAAATCTACTATTGCCAATACTTCAGAGCAACAATTCAAAGTTGAGTTTGAATGTGAATTCTTAGGATCTGTTGATACGTTAATTTCTCCTAGTAAATTAAGAGCATTGGTATATGAAAATCCTCAAACTACTAGTGCTGGATTGGATGTATATGAAATAGTTCAAAAAAATCATGATTATGTTATTACTGTTGATGTGGCAAGAGGAGTTGGAGGAGATTATTCTGCTTTTGTTGTAATTGATATTACAGAGTTTCCTCATAGAGTGGTAGCTAAGTTTAGAAATAATGAAATCAAACCCATGTTATTTCCTAACGTAATATGGGAAGTAGCAAAAAGTTTTAATAATGCTTTTGTTTTATGTGAGGTAAATGATGTAGGAGATCAAGTTGCTGCTATTCTTAACTTTGATTTAGAATATGAAAATTTATTGATGTGTTCTATGAGGGGAAGAGCAGGTCAAATTGTAGGGCAAGGATTTTCTGGTAAGAAGACTCAATTGGGAGTTAAGATGTCCAAGACTGTAAAGAAAGTTGGATCTCTTAACCTAAAGACTCTGATAGAAGAAGATAAAGTTACTTTTAAAGATTATGAGATATTGAGTGAACTGACTACCTTTATTCAAAAACACAATTCATTTGAGGCAGAAGAAGGATGCAATGATGACCTTGCAATGTGTCTTGTCATCTATGCATGGTTGGTTGCTCAAGATTATTTTAAAGAACTTACTGATCAAGATGTAAGAAAAAGATTATATGAAGAGCAAAAGAATCAAATAGAACAAGACATGTCTCCATTTGGTTTTATTATGGATGGATTAGATGAAGATACTTTTGTAGATGCAGAAGGAGATAGGTGGAATACAATGGATAATGGAAGTTTAGAACTAGATAGATTAGCAGGAACTCCTGGTAATTGGAATGCAGATGAGTATGGAGATCGTTCTTACATGTGGGACTATAGGTAATGGAATTAACAGAAGAAAATGTACTCAAAGTATTAGAGGAACTTATTCCTTACATTGAAGCTGATGGTGGATCTCTTCAACTTTATGATATAGAATATGAAACAGGATATGTCCAAGTAAAATTGGGTGGTGCATGTGAGTCATGTGCTATGAGCACCATGACTTTGAAGCAAGGTATAGAAAAGAAATTAATGATGGAGATACCAGATGTAGTAGCAGTTATTCAAGTATTGTAATGGAAATTGATAGTCAAATAAGATTAGGACACTTATTACTTTCTGATAGAAAGTGTAGAGTGTGTGGTGAGATTAAAAATTTAATAGATGGTTTTTATTTGACACGTAAGGATAGAGGAACATTAGCATCTTCTTATTCTTATGAGTGTAAAGTATGCACTATAAGAAGAATTGTAGAAACTAGGAAGAAAATAAAACCTCATACAGATTGGGATTATCCAGATTGGTAATGTTCATGGATGGTTTCCCCAATGAAAACATTAAAAACAATAAATATTTTTAGATAAACTGAGACGAGGCTACAAGACATGGCGACTCCACAATTATCTCCTGGTGTATTAACCAGAGAGGTGGATCTGACTGTAGGAAGAGCAGAGAATGTATTAGATAATATTGGAGCAATTGCTGGTCCATTTGAAATTGGACCAATTGATGAAGCTACTGACATTACTACAGAAACACAACTCATCAATACATTTGGTAAGCCAATTAGTACTGATGCTCAATATGAGTACTGGATGTCAGCATCCTCTTTCCTCACCTATGGTGGAGTGCTTAAGGTAGTAAGAACTGATGATGACGATTTAGTTAATGCTAATGGTAATAGATCTCATCAGACTGTACAGACTGATCTTAAGATTAAGAACTATGATGACTATGTGGCAAACTATGCTGGTGTAGGTCAGACATTTGGTTATGCTGCTAAAACTCCTGGTACTTGGGCAAACAATCTTAAAGTTTGTGTAATTGATAATGCTGCAGACCAAGTTCTAGGAATAGGAACTACTGCTGGTATTAGTGTTGGATTTGGTGTAACTGTTTCGCTTACCAACCAAGTAGTTGCTGGTTCTGGTGACACTTCAAACTTCACTGGATATCTTAAGGGTATTGTTACTGGTCTTGGAGCAACAACTGTAGATGTTAAGATAGTAGAAAGGGTTACAACTGCTGGAGTCTCAACTGCTGTTACTTATGCTCAAGGTGATCAAGCAAGAGCAATAATAAGTGGAAATGATGTTAGCTTTATAAATGCATCTGCAGTTGGAATAGCTACTGCCTTAATAGGTACTGCTGGTAATTATGTTAAAGATTGGTATGATGAGCAGACACTTGGTTTAACCAACTCTACTGTTTATTGGAAGGCAATTTCACCTAGACCACTTACTTCACAGTGGGCAGAAGATAGATCTTCTAAAAATGATGGAATTCATATTGTAGTTGTAGATGATCTTGGAGATGTAACAGGTATACAGGGTAATATTCTTGAGAAGAGTTTAAATCTATCTAAAGCAAAAGATGCAGTTTCTTCAGAAAATGCACCACAGAAGATATTCTATAAGGATTATGTAGCACTTTACTCCAACTATGTTTATGCTGGAGATGATCCTTCTGATGGTTCAGATGGATTTAAAGCTGCATCAGACTTTAGTTCTGGATACACAGCTATTACTTCTGCTTCTGGTGGTTGGAATAGAAATGCACAGGGTATTACTTTCAATGTTATTGGAAATGACACCTACACATTAACTGCTGGAGCAGATTATTCTGCTACTGGTGGATATACAGCAACCTTAGGTAATCTAATTACATCTTATAACTTATTCAAAAATAAGGATGAGATACAAGTTGATTACCTAATCATGGGTCCTGGTCTATCTGATAAGGCACAATCACAAGCAAAAGCAAACAGATTAATATCTATTGCTGGTGCAAGAAAGGATTGTATGGCAACTATTTCTCCTCATAGAGCAGACGTAGTAGATATAACAAATACAGATACTCAAACTGATAATGTAATTAAGTTCTATAGTTCTCTATCATCATCCTCATATGCAGTATTTGATACTGGATATAAGTATACATTTGATAGATTTAATAATCAATTTAGATTCATTCCAACTAATGGAGATGTTGCTGGATTGATGGTTAGAACAAGTGTTAATGCATTCCCTTGGTTCTCACCTGCTGGACAGCAGAGAGGAATCTTAAATAATGGTATTAAACTTGCTTACAATCCAGACAAAGCACAAAGAGATCAACTTTATCCACTAAGAATTAACTCTATAGTTAATCAACCTGGAACTGGTATCATGCTCTTTGGAGATAAGACTGGTTTAGGTTTTGCATCTGCCTTTGATAGAATTAATGTTAGAAGATTATTCCTAACAATTGAGCAAGCATTACAGAAAGCAGCAGAAGCACAACTATTTGAACTTAATGATCAGGTTACAAGAGCAAACTTTGTAAATATTGTTGAACCATATCTAAGAGATGTGGAAGCAAAGAGAGGACTTTATGGGTTCCTAGTCATTTGTGATGAGACAAACAACACTCCTGATATTATTGATAATAATGAATTCAGAGCAGACATCTTCTTGAAGCCTGCTAAGTCAATCAACTATGTTACTCTCACATTTGTTGCCACCAGAACTGGTGTTAGCTTTGAAGAAGTAGCAGGTCGAGTTTAACTTATCATATCTAAATAACAAAAGGAGATTCTAAAAAATGGCAACAATCCCACAGAGAACTATTTCTCAATTTAAATCTAAACTGATTGGAGGTGGTACTCGCCCCAATCTGTTTGAGGTTCAAGTTAACTTTCCAGATGATGTAAACCTTGCTATTCAAGGTGATGGTGATGGACAATTTGATGGAGATAGATTTAGATTTTTATGCAAAGCAGCACAATTACCAGCTTCTAATGTAGGAACATTGGAAGTTCCTTTTAGGGGACGTGTTCTTAAAGTTGCTGGTGATAGGACATTTGATAATTGGACTGTGACAGTAATCAATGATCAAGATTTTGGTCATTATAGAGCGTTTCAAGCATGGGCACAAAACATTGCTCAGTATGGTGATTCATCAGGTTTAACTGATCCAGCATCATACATGGGACAAGCAACAGTTTACCAACTTGGTAGAAATGTAGCTAGTCAGCAAGGTTCTAATAGTCCTGCTACTGATAGTAATATTCTTGCTCAGTATAAGTTTGTAGATATTTTCCCAACTACAGTTTCTGCTATTGATCTTTCTTATGATACAAGTGATACAATAGAGGAATTCACAGTTGACTTCCAAGTACAATACTGGTATCCTGAAGCAGCAGGTGCTGGCGCCTAATAAATAAACATATAAGGTTAACTTTTAATAATGGCAAGGTTATTTGGATTTTCTATAGAGGATACGGAAAAGATACCACCTGGTGTGGTATCTCCCATTCCTCAAAATAATGCGGATGGATCTGACCACTACTTGACTAGTGGTTTTTTTGGATCGTATGTAGATATTGAAGGAGTTTATAGAACAGAGTTTGATTTAATAAAAAGATATAGAGAGATGGCACTCCAACCAGAGTGTGATAGTGCTATTGAAGATATTGTAAATGAAGCTATTGTATCAGATACAAATGATTCGCCAGTAGAAATTGAGTTATCTAATCTCAATGCTAGTGATGGAATTAAGAAAAAAATTAGAGAAGAATTTAAAGCAGTTAAAGATTTATTAGATTTTGATAAGAAGGCACATGAAATTTATAGGAATTGGTATATAGATGGTAGAATCCATTATCATAAAGTAATTGATATGAAAAACCCCACAGAGGGGATATTGGAATTGAGATAATATATTGACGCAATGAAAATGCGTTATGTAAGACAACAGAAGAAGTCTGAGAAAGATGTTAGAATGGCTAACATCAATAATGACAATCCTATGGAATATGAATTTCCTAAGATTGAAGAGTATTTTATCTATAGTCCTAAGTCAACTTTCCCATCTCAAATGCCATCTGCCATGACTGGTGGTAATAAAGGAATCAAGATGACTAGGGATTCTGTTGCTTATTGTACTAGTGGATTAGTAGATAGAAACAAGGGATCAACCTTATCATACTTACATAAAGCAATTAAAGCAGTCAATCAACTTAGAATGATTGAGGATAGCTTGGTTATATACAGATTATCAAGAGCACCAGAAAGAAGAATTTTCTACATTGATGTAGGTAACTTACCTAAAGTCAAGGCAGAACAATACCTCAGAGATGTGATGATGAGGTATCGTAATAAAATGGTTTATAATGCTGATACTGGTGAAATTAAAGATGATAAGAAATATATGTCTATGTTGGAAGATTTTTGGCTTCCTAGAAGAGAAGGTGGTAGAGGAACTGAAATTACTACTTTACCAGGTGGACAAAACTTAGGAGAAATTACAGATATTAAGTATTTCCAAGAGAAATTATACAAGTCACTTAATGTTCCTCCTACTAGAATAGGTGGAGATGGTGGTTTTAATTTGGGAAGATCATCTGAGATACTAAGAGATGAAGTCAAATTCTCTAAATTTGTAGGTAGATTAAGAAAAAGATTTGCAAATCTATTCAATGATATTCTTAAGACCCAATTACTTCTCAAGAATGTAATTACCCCAGAAGACTGGGATATTATGAGTGAGCATATTCAGTATGACTTCCTCTATGATAACCATTTTGCAGAACTTAAAGATTCTGAATTAATGGCAGAAAGACTAACTATGGTAGCATCTGCTGAACCATATGTTGGTAGATACTTCTCACAAGATTATCTAAGACGTAAGATTCTTCGTCAAACTGATGAAGAAATTCTTGAACAAGATAAGTTGATGAAGCAAGAAATTGCTGATGGTACAATACCTGATCCAGCAATGATGATGGACCCAACTCAAGTTGATTCTACAACTTCTATGGACTTAGGACAACCTGTTATGGAACCAGATACAGAGTCTGCAGGTTCAACTGTTGAGGTAGAAATGCCTAAAGGTGGAGAAATCTAATAAATAAACTGTAAGCATTTTAAAACAATGGATGAATTAATGGATATGATGACTCAGGACGATAGTGCTTCTGGCATCAGTGATAAAATAAAAGATATGCTTTATGCAAAGTCTGCTGATAAAATAGGTGCTCATAAAGATGCAGTAGCAGCTTCACTTTTTGGAGCTACTCCTGAAGAGGAAGAGCAATTACAAAAAGATGTAGAAGGTTATTCTGATACAATAGCTGGCATAGATAGGGGAGAAGTAGAGTCTGAACCAGAGGGTGAAGAATAATTATAAATAAATAAAATGATTACTAAGAAATAGAATGGCTATAGCAGTTGTTGGAACAGGAACTACAATAAGTGTGAGCACTGCTCATTCTATTCCTTCTGCTCCATTCACACCTTTATCTAGGTATGTAAGATTAACATGTACATGTGATACTCATGTTGCTATAGGAACAAATCCTACTGCAAGTAGTACCACTTTATTAATTCCTGGTGGAACTTCAGAAACTTTATCTATAAGTAATGCTTCAGGTAGAGTAACTGGAATAACAACAGGTAATCCAACATTAATTGATTTTGCACAAGGAACTCAATCTCCTTTTGGTGTAGGTGATTTTGTTACTATGACAGAAGGTAATTCTTATTATACTACTAATATTGTTAACAAACATGTAAGAACTGTATTTACTGGTTCTGGTAGTGGTGGTTATTTTAGTTCTAGAATTGCAGTTGATTTTGATTCTGGTACTTCAGGTGCTCCTCTTCAATTTGATCCTAATGGAGGACTTCTTAGAGCATCTTTAAAAATTGCTGCAAGAGGAAGAGCAGGGCAAAATGCAGGTACAGCAGGTACATGTTTTATTCAACAAGTTAACGTCACTGGAGAAGCTTAAATGAAACTCATTAGAGAAGAAATCGAATCTGTTGAATTTATTGTTGAAAGCAGAGGCGGTAAAAAACAACTTTATATTGAAGGAGTATTTCTTCAAGGAAACATAAAGAACAGAAATGGTCGTATGTATCCTATGGAGACTCTTCGTAAAGAAGTTTCTAGATATAATGAGAATCATGTTCAATCAGGAAGGGCACTTGGAGAACTGGGTCATCCAGAAGGTCCCCAAGTAAATCTTGATAGAGTTTCTCATAAAATTGTTTCACTTAAAGAAAGTGGTTCTAATTTTATAGGAAAAGCAAAAATCCTCTCTACCCCTATGGGTAAAATTGCATCATCACTTATTGAAGATGGTGTAAAGTTAGGTGTTTCTTCAAGAGGAGTTGGTTCACTGAAGCAAACTCGTGAAGGAATTAATGTTGTTAGTGATGATTTCATGTTAGCAACTGCTGCTGATATCGTTGCTGATCCTTCTGCACCAGATGCCTTTGTTGAAGGTATTATGGAAGGAAAGGATTGGGTATGGGATGGAGGTATACTTCGTGAAAAGTATGCTGCTAAAACATACAAAACAATCAACACTTTAGTTGATCAAAAGAAATTAGATGAAAATAAGTTGAATCTATTTAACGATTTCTTATCAAACTTATAAGTTATCTAAATAAATATAGTTTAAGTACTCGGTAATCAGAGGGTTTACAAATGTCTCGTGGAGATTTACAAGAAATGGAAGTAGGCACTAAGCAATCCAAGGGTCCTGTTAACGCTAACGCAAAGGCAGGAGATCCAATGGAAAAATTGAAACTGAATCCAGGTGATGGATTATCAGCTTCAGTAGAAGATCTTGGAGGTCCTACCCCAGAAAACTATAAACCAGATAATGATTCTGCTAAACTGAGAGAACCTCGTATTAAAACAGTAAGCGATGTAGTTAATAAGGGAGCAAAAGCTGCTGATCCTATGCCTACAATGAAAAAAGAGGAAGAAGATCTCCAAGGTGAGATAGTATCAGAAGAACCTACTGTTGAAGAGACAGTAGAAACAGTAGAAGAAACTATTGACATTGAAGCTGATGTCAATGCTCTCCTTGGTGGAGAGGAGTTATCTGAAGAGTTTAAAGAAAAAGCAAAAACAGTCTTTGAGGCTGCTTTAAATTCTAAAGTTGCTGAGCTTAAAGAGGATTTACAAGCTGCTTATGAAGAGAAGCTTGTAGAGGAGGTAGAATCATCTAAGGCTGCACTTGCAGAAAGAGTTGACTCTTACCTTGAGTACGTTTCTGAAGAGTGGTTCGTTGAAAATGAACTTGCTATTGAGCACGGACTTAAAACTGAAATGACTGAATCATTCCTTTCTGGAATGAAGGGTCTTTTTGAAGAACATTATGTAGAAATCCCTGATGACAAATATGATGTGCTAGAAAGCATGGTAGAAAAACTAGATGACATGGAGACCAAGCTCAACGAGCAGATAGAAAAGAATGTTTCATTAAACGGCAGACTTGCTGAGTCAGTTGCTGATGGTATTCTTGAATCTGTTTCTGATGGCCTCGCTGCTACTCAGAAAGAAAAGCTCGCCTCACTTTCCGAAAGTGTAGAGTTTGAAAGTGAAGATCAATATCGTAACAAGTTGGAGACCCTTAAGGAATCTTATTTCCCAGGTACTACTCCAAGAGCAACTGGAGAAACAATTTCTGAGACAGTAGATAATACATCTCCTGATGTAACCAATTCAATGGCTGCATATCTCAAGACATTGCAATCAGTTGCTAAAAAATGAGTTTAGTAATTTAATCAAACAAAACAACAAGAGGTAAACGCAAATGTTCAATGCTGAACATCTGCAGGAAAAGTGGGCTCCTTTGCTTGAAGCAGAAGGTGTTGACAAAATTACAGATCCACATCGTAGAGCTGTAACCGCTGTCCTGTTAGAAAACCAAGAAAAATTTTTAAGAGACGAACAGTCTTTTGGCCAAAGTGGCTCTGTTCAAGATATTCATGAAGTAGTACCTACTAACTCTGCTGGTAGTAACCCAGCTGGTTTTAGTGGTAGTGCACTTGCTGCTGGTCCTACTGCTGGTTTCGACCCAGTTCTAATCTCATTGATTAGACGTTCAATGCCTAACTTGGTCGCTTATGACCTTGCTGGTGTGCAACCAATGAATGGTCCTACTGGACTAATCTTTGCAATGCGCTCTAGGTATAATGGTCAGAGTGGAGATGAGACATTCTACAATGAAGTCAACTCAGCATTCTCAGGTCAAGACTTTAGTAATGACCTAAGTGCTGGTAATGCAGACAAGGCTGCTGGTATTGGTACAACTAACCAATCAGGTAGTAACCCATCTGTTCTTAACCCAACAAGCACTGTTGGTGCTGCTGGTTCTGTTGCCTACAATGTAGGTGGTGGAATGACCACTGCTGAGTCGGAAGCATTAGGTGGCGTAGCTGCTGATGCCTTCAACCAGATGGCATTCTCAATAGAGAAAGTCACTGTTACTGCTAAGTCAAGAGCCCTCAAGGCTGAGTACTCACTAGAGCTTGCTCAAGACCTTAAGGCAATTCATGGTCTTAATGCAGAGGCAGAACTTGCTAACATCCTTAGTACTGAGATACTTGCTGAAATTAACAGAGAAGTTATCAGAACTATCTACAAGGTTGCAGAGCAAGGTGCTGTAGAAAACACAGCAACTGCTGGTATTTTTGACCTAGACATTGACTCTAATGGTAGATGGTCAGTTGAGAAGTTCAAAGGACTTCTGTTCCAGATAGAAAGAGATGCTAATAGAATCGCACAAAGAACACGTCGCGGAAAGGGTAACATTATCATGTGCTCTGC